TTCCGGAGCAACCAAAATAAACCGGGCTCCACGGGGTGTAGCGTACTGGTAGCGCGCATGCTTTGGGAGCATGCAGACGGAGTTCGATTCTCCGCATCCCGACTGCCCTATAAAGGGTTATGGCTCTCTAGCTCATATGGTAGAGCACTTGGTTGAAGCCCAAGATAAAGAAGTTCAAGTCTTCTGGGAGCCACTGCGCGAAAGCGCTATGCGAGTGTTGGTTAATGGTTAAACTCCCACTCTTCCAAAGTGGCACTGCGGGTTCGAATCCCGTCACTCGCTCTTTGCCCCGTTAGCATAACGGTAGTGCAGCTGGCTCTTACCCAGCGTTGTCAGGGTTCGAATCCCTGGCGGGGTACTGCTAAACTGTAATCATGAAGAAACTACTTGTAGCCTTGTTCACGATTGCAGCGATAGCACTGGGCAGCGGTTCAGCCCTAGCATCGCAGTCTCACCCGGCTCCGAACACTTCCTGTTCGCGACTCGGTACAAGGGCTGTGTATCACAGTTACTGGTTCTTGCGTTGCGAGCGTTACCACAGTCAGACTATCTGGAGGATTGTGGGACACTTTTAGAAGGTTTGCCCGACTAGGCCAATTAGGTAGAGTCGCCGGTTTCAAACACCGGATGTTCGGGGTTCGAGTCCCCGGTCGGGCACTGCGCGTTGGAGAAGTTCGGTATCTCGCCAGGCCCATAATCTGGAGAACCCCGGTTCAAATCCGGGACGCGCCCCCACTTGCCTGGGTAGTTCAATGGAAGAACACTGGTCTCATAAGCCAGACACGAGGGTTCGATTCCCTCCCTAGGTACTGGTATACTTAAGGTGTACCCGCGCGAAAGCGCTAATCCTGTGTAGCTCAACGGCAGAGTAGGCGGCTGTTAACCGCTTGGTTATAGGTTCGAATCCTATCACAGGAGCTTCCTCGCAAGAGGATATGGCTCTATAGCTCAACTTGGTCAGAGCACCGCCCTGTCACGGCGGAGGTTACGGGTTCAAATCCCGTTAGGGTCGCGCACTAGTAGCAAAACGGATAATGCACTTGACTACGAATCAAGAGACTTGGGGGTTCGAATCCCTCCTAGTGCACTGCGCAGAAATGCGCTATGGGCGATTAGTTCAGTGGAAGAGCATCTCTCTTACAAAGAGAAAGTCGGGGGTTCGAATCCCTCATCGCCTACGGTGACCGTGGTGTAATGGTTAACACGCTAGTTTGTGAAACTAGCCATCTGGGTTCAATTCCCAGCGGTCACACCATGCCGGATACCACGTGGAGTGGAAGCAGTCTGTAAAACTGTTGCCTTTGGCACCGGGGGTTCGATTCCCTCATTCGGCACTGCGCGAAAGCGCTATTCCGGGGTCGTCTAACGGCAGGACGATAGGCTCTGAACCTATTAATTGGAGTTCGAATCTCTGCCCCGGAGCTTTGCCTCATGTACTGGGTACACAGCCCCTTCGTACGGGGATGTCGCGGAGTTCAATTCTCCGATGAGGCTCTGTTCCGAAAGGAACTATGCGCGGATGGTGAAATGGCAGACACGCTGGAATGAGAGTCCAGTGACTCGGAAGAGTCGTGAGGGTTCAAGTCCCTCTTCGCGCACGCAGTAACAATGCCTCGTTAGCTCAGTGGAAGAGCAGTGCCCTTGTAAGGCGAAGGTCGCGGGTTCAAATCCTGCACGAGGCTCGTAGTACGTTAATGCGGTATCGTCTAACGGCAGGACGACGGGTTTTGGTCCCGTCTATCGAGGTTCGAATCCTTGTACCGCAGCTTTGCCTTGATAGCTCCAGCGGAAGAGCACATCCTTGGTACGGATGAGGTCCCGAGTTCGAATCTCGGTCAAGGCTCTGTGCGAAAAGCACTATGTGGATGTGGCGCAACGGTAGCGTATCACCTTGCCAAGGTGATGGTTGCGGGTTCGAATCCCGTCATCCACTCTGGCTCGAAAGAGCTTATGCCGCTCTAGTCCAATTAGGTAGAGGCGCTGGCCTCAGAAGCCAGATGTTCGGGGTTCGAATCCCCGGAGCGGCACGGTCTGTGGAAGTCCCGGTTTAGGCGTCCGGGCAGCGAGTACGCTGTAGGATAAAGCCTTTAAGTCCGTCACAGAAACCCCCTTGGAAGATTAACCAGATAGGTTCTGGGCCTCGCTGCTAACGAGTGCGGTGTAGAGATGCACTGGGATTCGAGTTCTCAATCTTCCGCACTGCGTAAGCCTCCACGCACCTCAGCCTGTGTACAGGGCCTGTATGATGAGGATTAACGGGGCAGTATGGCCGCCTAGCCCAATTTGGCAGAGGCGCAGGCTTTAGGTGCCTGAGGTTGTGGGTTCGAGTCCCACGGCGGCTACGCAGTAACATGGAGAGTGAACCTGGCAGGGCTGGGCACTCGCTGGAAACGAGCTGGGCGTCGTAAGGCGCTGGGATTCGAGTTCTCCGCTCTCCGCGTTGGAAGATAAACCCGTAAGGCTGCGGGCGCTGTTTCGAAAGCAGATGGGTCCGTCAGGACTGGGTTTCGAGTACTCTGTCTTCCGCGCTGCGATGGTCACTATCGCGTTCAGGGCACCCTGCCGTGCCGTCAGCTTGGCTGAACAAAAGCGACATCGTGGAAGGTTAGCCAGCGGCCTGGCAATCCGGTTTGAACCCGGATGCACCGAAAGGTGCGGGGGTCGGCACCTCAATCTTCCGCTTTGGCTCACAGTCCACCTGGTGGGTGGAACTATCCTGATAAGATAGACGTGCTGGGTTCAATTCCCAGGTGAGCTACGGGGTCGTCGTTCACTGGTTAGGACGCATGTCTTATACACATGCTAACAGGGTTCAATTCCCTGCGACCCTACTTTGCCTCCTTCGTTCAATAGCGTAGGACAACGGGCTTTTACCCCGTGTATCAGAGTTCGAGTCTCTGGGGAGGCACTACGCGGCAGCCGACGTATTCGGGCGGGAATCTTCTAAATTCCTAGGCAGGGTTAGACTCCCTGGTGCCGCGCCAAACGTGATAAGCTGAAACCTTGGAGGTAGCAGCTTATGTCTCGCGGAGTAATTAGGGAAAACGATTTGGCTAACGCCTACTTGTACCCTCCGTGGTGGAACGATGAGGATGTAACTCGCATCCGAATTGTAACTCACTCCCGCGAACTAGATAATATGTCCTTCAAGAAAGAAGATTGCGCGATACTTCCGTCAGGACTCAGCATTAATGTTTCTGACGGAGACTACGCGGGACGAAAATTCCTCATAACCTGGAGCAGGCTAGCTATCATAGCCAAGTTCCTAGACCCTGTTCTTGATTCAAATGACCTAGTAGGTCCTTATCCTGAATCAGGTGCAGAAATTTAGTATGGCCCTATAGACAAATAGGTAAAGTCGCCACCCTCTCAAGGTGGAGTTTCAGGGTTCAAGTCCCTGTAGGGTCACTGCGCGCAACCGTGTACACTGTAGTTGCAAGGCCCCATGGACAAATTGGTTAAAGTCACCTGCCTTTCAAGCAGGAGTTTTCAGGGTTCAAATCCCTGTGGGGTCACTGTGCTTCTAGTAGGGGAACTTCCGCCGACCCTCCGAAGGTTGGTTGTCCGGTTCGACTCCGGATAGAAGCACCATGGGGCATGTCTCGATGGTTTTCGGGATTCCGGCTGCAACCCGGAAGTCGTGGGTTCGACTCCCACATGCCCCTCTTTGCCCCCGCTGACGGACGCAGCGCCGAGCCTCCTAAGCTTGGCTACCCGGTTCGACTCCGGGCGAGGGCACTTCGCTTATCACTGATTGAGTTACACTTGAACTTGGGCTAGGTTGGTCTCGTCTGCTAGATAAAGCCGCAACGTCGGAAGCTAGTAGCACCAGGGTTCGATTCCCTGCTAGTCCATTTAAAGCTTGTGAACTGTAAACGACGTGGACGAGTCCTTGATTATGGACGTTCCGGAGAACGGGAACTTATAAAGCTGCTGGAGCACCCCGGATGTGTGGGTGAAGGATGCTGCCGTGAAGCCCGGTAGAGGTTGCCCAAACGCCTCAGCAATGGCTTCTCCGCTGTTCTCGTGTGAACCGTATTCCGTGTGTACGGTGTCAGTCCAGTGCCGTGTAAGGTCAAACACTTGCAGGACGTAATCGTCACCTGTGTGCGCTACAGAGAACTTCATGTGGTCGCCGGCCTTTACGGTGCCCGGAAGTGCCTGAGCTGCGGCTGGCCACATCTCATACCACGGACTGCACCCGCCGAAACCGTTCAGTTCGGCACACTCAACGCCGTCCTGCTGGATGCCTGGGTTCCCCTTGCCAAGACCCGCCCAGAACGCTACAGCGCCGTTTGGGGGCCGCACAGTGGGTATCGTGAACTGGGCTGAAACCTTGGATGTGCTGACAGGCCAGGAGTAACCCTCCCAGCCTGTCGGATTAAACATGCTTGCTGCTAGAGCTAGTCCGGGAATAATCATGTAACCAGTGTACTACCCAGAGTAATTAGCTCCGGAATAACTAGCTCATAAAGGTTAGAGGTATCCCAGTTTTGGATGAATTCCGTGAATAGCCACACAGGAAGTCCGAGCGCTTGATGGCACGCTATCTCAGACTTAGTACCCATTGAGCGGTGCCAATCGGGACCTACAGCGCACCCATCACTGTTAGCCGCAATCCAGGCCCAGTCCAGTCCTAGAGTGCGCCTACGGTCGAATCCGCGCGCTATAGCCTCATCCTCGTTACCTGCCAGACCCTTCGCGTCGAAACCGTACTTACGGTCCTCTTCAGCCGGATTGAATACTTCCGTAACCAAAGGAATGCTGCGCAACGAAGTTGCCGCAGCGTCGAACCACGGGAAGTTAAACTCCGGAAGCCCTGCCATCTTATTGGCTAGATAGATTTTCACTGAACCTCTATGAGACCGTTGGGTCGGATGATGAACACAGGGTGCTTCGCTGCTCGCCCGTAACGAATTGTCGTCCAAGTACCAGAACGCATCTGCTCTTCAGATTGTTCCGGTGTGGCCACCAGGACCCAGGACGCTCTGACGATAGCCATATTCCGCTTCAGGTATGGCTCCGGAGGGCGTACGACACCAGACAACCTGATAGCTTCAGGAGAAATTAGCTTGTCGTCATCAGGTGGATACGCTACGACACCTTCCGGAGGCAAGAAATACCTCACGGCTACTACAGCTTGTTCGTCAGCGCCAACACAGGCACCGTGATGAAACCTAGCTGGCGCTATAGCCTGGACTATGCGCTGAAGGGTTTGCATTTGCTCTCGTGTCATGCCATTTCGGGTGCCTGTGAAACCTAGATTCACTTAACCTCCCGGCGCTTTATGCGCTTAGCTTCAGTTAGCAACGTAGTGCTTGTACTAGTGCGCAAAATATGCTCAACGTGCTCTAGGGCTGCTTGTTTCTCCACAGGTGTACCTGACTTAAGTAGGTCAGCAGCGTAACGCAGCTTCTCGAACTCGTCCTTCATGGCCATGACTCACTCCTTACAGTCACACGTTGCTGACTTGTAGTTATTTTTTGATGCACAGAAAGCCTTATGCCTTACGCGCTCCCAGTGACCCGTACTAGGATTGAACCACCAATCGTGCAGCGAAGGGGCTAGGAGTCCCGTAGCTATACCGGATTGTGCTGCATAGGCGTCCACCATCTTTTTGTAGGCTTCTTCTACCGTGTCACTATCTGACAGCGGAAACTCTTGGGATGCAGCGTGTTGTTCTTGCTTTGCCTTGATATTACGCCGCGTCAAATCAATGGCAATTGCATTCCACAGCACTGCTGCGCCATGGTCCTCACCATCTTCTACCCCCGTGAGGAACTTAAAAACGTGACGAAGGAATGCATCCTCGTGATGTGCCAGGGATTCTTCAGTAGAAGACTTCTCGTGGTTCCTGGCTCCGTATTTCTCTGCTCCGCGAGCATACAGCGCTGCCAAGCGCGTAATCATTTGTTCCTCGTAGGGAACACCCTTGGGGAACATAAGCGAGAACATCGGCTTGCCTGTGGTGTCGTCTCGGCGCATGCCATCTTCATACTCGCTCATGGAGCCAGAATCGTGAGTTACGTAATCAGACATCTTTCACCAGCTTAAGTTCCGCACCGTCATCAAGATAACCCCATGAATACTTCATGATTGAGTGTGGCGCATAAGGCGTAGCGCGTCCTTTATGCAAAAGAACTAGCGTGTATTTTCCTGACAGGTTCATTTGCTTGGCGGCACAGTCAGCTACTGTTTGCGCGAGGTCACTGCCTGCGATTTGAATTGACGCTAGCTTCTCTGTGAAAAGGTCCCCGCCTCCGGGCTTATATTGAACATACACCGCGCGAACACCCACGTCTTTGACACCTATAGCAGCCTCCGGTTCTTTCTTGCGATTCTCAATTTCGCGTTTGAGGTACCAGGAAGCCTTCTCCAAATCTTGCAGCACAGCCTCGGGGTCTTTCTTCCCTGCCCGCGAAATATACTTAACCGTATTGCCTAGGCAGAAGCCTAGTTCCCAGGCTTCAATTACTTTAATAGCTTCGTACGGATTGTCTTCCCCACCGTAGTGGGCAGGGTGGTGCACAGATTCTGGCATGACTACTCCAACAACTAGAGCCTGCGAGGTATTCCGAGGGTACCATGAGCTTGTGAGTTCCTGGCGCGTGGCACACCCCTACCTTTCGTGTGAGAGTTGTGGTGGTAGCATCCATGAGGGTGCATACCTCACAACGTCACCGAGCGGTGATGGCGTGCTGTGCTCTGACTGCGGAAGTGGAGAAAACTGCGTTGGTAAGTAACGGAAATCCGTTCACCATCACCGTGAGCGAGCCTGAGCCGATTTACCCCCCTGTCAAGGTCATCCTGCGGCACCCGCAGAACCACCCGTGGCACCTGACGGAGGCTGACGCTTTCGAGCTGTACGACATGCTCGGGAAAATTCTCGCGGAACGCACACGCCCAGCTCAGCTATAGACTTACGGGGACAGTGTCCGCACTTCCCTAGGAGTAGTATGTCAGTCCCTCAGGAGTGGCTTTCACGGAGCGTTAGCTACAACGTTAACCGTCCCGTTCAGACTGTCTGGGATGACGGAATGGCTATAGGCATGACTCACAACTACGTTGAGTGTTATCTAGAGAACGTGCCGTTTAGCGATTTTGAGAAGACGGTATTCGAGCAGCTAGGGTCAGATAAAGTTACTGATTTCTTGCCTAACGGCTGTTACGGTGATTATCGTGTTTACACGTCCTTGGGCAGCGTTAACCTTGAATGGACTAGACTGTATTTGACCGGAGACTGGATTGGGGAGTTCCTTACTGAGATAGGTAATAGGCGTGCCCGTCAAGAAGCTTTCTGACCTGGATGTTCAGCACATTCGCTTGCTTAAAAAGATTGGCTACAGTCAAGCTTCGATAGCACGTGCCTTTGAAGTATCTGAATCCGCTATTAGCCTTATCATTAACGAGAAGGTTCATAAGAAGCGGGTGAAGTAAATGGGTTCATGGTTTGAGGCTAAGCGAGACGGCTCTTGCGGTAAGTGTGGCGCACCCGTCATCACCGGAGAGCCTATGTACGCTGTGCGTAAGGGCATGTACGTATGCCAGCAGTGCGGTCAGATAGCCGAGGAACTACCGCCTGATAGCGGCCCTATGGTGACCTCAGTACTGTCAAACCTGGACGAGTTTCCTCCTGAGGTACGCGAGGGTTCTCTAGCACAGTCGATGCTGTACATGGCTCGTCAGCTAGACATGGGTGAGGTAGCAGCGCGGGACGTGGCCCCGTTCATCAAGGAAATAAGGCAGAGCTATATGCAGTTGAGGGCCTTGTACCCACCGTTGGGTGATGAGGACGAGACTGACCTGATGGCCAAGCGCCGAGAGGAACGGTTCAGGTATGACGAAGACCGTGACCGTTAGTAAGCCGGAACCTGAGCCGCTAAAGACATTCTACATAGTGAGTATAGTTAAGGCGTCATCAGAAGTAGAAGCTCGTAACCTTGCTAGTATCATGATGCGTGCAGGTTACGTGGACAAGATTCAGTCGATTCGGGAGGCAAAGTGACTACGCCCGCTAACATGATGCAGAAGTACAACGTCAGTGACGAGTCCTGGAGCCTTGGCCTGTGGGGTCGACGTGTTCCCGGCTTCGGCTACTACGGCGCGCTTACTCCTCAGTTCACAGGCATGCATGTAGAGGTCAACCCTGAGCTAGCATACCGGATGGCGGACAACCATCCCCGACCACAGCGCGCACGAGAGCTGATGGCTGACATAGAACGCGTCAACATCGGCAAGTTCCCCTGGCAAGAGGTGCGCGTAGCCCTGGCAGCCGCGTAGGAATACCCAACGCCCAAGGAGTGTTAACCTCCGCATGGACGCCGTTAGCAGCCGACTCAGGGACGAACTGCGCACCCGCGAGATACAAGCGCTCCGCGACAAGCGGCTAGAGGTGTGGCGCACGCTCAAGAACACCTTGGACAGCTTTCAGGCGCGCGCTAGCGCTGTACCGTCTAACGAGCTAAGTACTTATAAGAACGTGTATGAGTACCTAGAGTATCTAGACAAGCAGATTACAATGCTACACAGCATTCCACCTCATCGCATGGGCGCAGTAGAAGTTACTGCGCTTGGCAGTGCCGAACCTGAGTACATACCGACATATCCCAGCGCTCTGACGGACACTGACTGCGTTCCCAGCGGCCTCCATCCTCCGTTGTGTGCTGACCCTGCCTGGAATGCCCGGTATTTTGGGGGCAGTACGCGCACTACCGGGGCTAAACCCTTGGATTCGTGGGAAGCGCGAACTTATCAAGAGGTTTACGGGTCACCCGTAATCGATGGTCCTCACGTCAGGTACCGCAAGCTGATAATAGAGCGCGAGCACATGATTAAGGCGCTGTGTTCAGACCTTAAATACGGCCGACCTGAAGCTCCTGGACTTAATGACGCCATTACGCAAGCTGATAACGAGATTGAACAGCTGTGTGAACAGCTCGGCTACGAATACTTGCAATGGACGTGTGTATGGAGTGAGTACACTGGCCCTGAGATTAGGTATGAGCCTACGCCACCTAAGCCGCGCGAGATTGTTGATGAGCTTTTCACCGAAATAACGGGCCTCAATCCAGAAGACACCTATGCTGGCTGGAGAGAGGCTTTTATGGAAACCGGGCTAATGTCGGCCCTAGAGCACATGAGGGAGCACGTGCGATGAAAATCCCTGGCAAGGCTGGCTGGCGTGGCTGGGTAGCAGTTGGATTGGTAGTACTAGCGGCTGAAGCTTTCGACCACATCACTATGAGTGAAGTATTTAATGATGCATCACGAAAGCCTATCGGACGCGTAATAACTATCGTTTCATGGGGCACGCTTACCGCACATTTGTTTGGCGTTATACCTGAACAATACGACCCTATCATTTTGTTTGCACAGTACAGCAGGATTCCGCACCGTACGCGTACTACGATTAAGGCGATTAATTAATGCCCGTAGGCAGACCTTGGACAGAAGAAGAAATTCAGATAATTAAAGACAACCCTAGCTTGGAGACCTCTGTACTAGCCGACAAGCTAGGGCGAACTAAGAGCGCTATCGAAGCGAGACGCTGGCAGATTGCACCGTCTATTAGACGAGGTAAGGGACTGGCCTGGACACCTGAGGACATTGCGTTCGTCAGGGAAAACAGGGGGGAAAGCACAAAGCTGCTGGGGGAAATACTAGGGCGCACACCACACGCTATTGCCCAGCTTAAGACTAAGTTTAACAAGGAAGAAAACACCGCACCGGAACTAGCGGATATAGACCGCCGCCCAACCGGTTGGTATCAAGACACTATCGGCATTTTGTTGTTGAGCTTCCCTGACGTGATGGCCACGTGGCGGCACTTCCATAAGTACGTTAAGGTCGAGTATATGGAAACGCAGAAGACCGGATGGGTGACGGTTAAGTGCTACCGTGACGCTGATTGTGCTATGACGGAGGAGGAATTCCTTGAGCTACCGTATTCCTGAAGGTAGCCGTAGTGGAGAGTGGCGCATTAACTACGAGTACAAAGTTATCTGGTGGCAGCTAGCAGCTTCCGATGTTGACCCAGAATTGTGGTACTGGAAGTTGCTTAAAGGCGATGAGCCAGTTAATGGCGGGATGACACCATCCGTAGAACGGTGCAAGTCGGAAGCTAACTGGGCGTTCAACCGCATTATTGAAGGTACGTTCTGTGCTGTAGAAGGATTTGATGAGCGACTAGGCCGTACAGTAACGCGACTTCGGAGGCCCGATGTTCCGTAAACCTGACAAGTACGCTCTTAGCGAAGAACAGTGGGAAATGGTGTTGTACTATGCAAAGCGTGGCGTAGAGGGTTGCTCGTACTGTGACCCAGACGCGCACCCTATAGCGCGCGGAGCTGTTAGGGAGTTCGAGGAATGGGTATTGCGCCAGCGATATCGCAAGTAGTGGTAAGCTGCAAGGCATGAGTGAACTTCCCAAGGCCCTTACTACTGAAGCCTACCGTGTGCCTGCGGCGGGCTTGCTTCCTCACCGTCAGCTAATTCGGTACGTTCGTGATGGCAAGATTCACGTTGTACGCGTCATGGCTCGTCCGGAGCAAGTTCAGAGCATGGCTAAGGCCGGAACATATACCCGCATTATGACCGATGCTGGCTGGACTGACTTTGAAGCTGGCGAAATGGTTGGTCAGCTGGTTAGCGAAGAGGGTATTGAAACCCCTTTTAGTACAGACATTCCGCGTAACCTTAAGTAAACTGGGGGCGTGGCTAGCCCCTATTGTGAAGAAGAGCTCATCGAACTGCCCGATGGCACGACCATTGGCGTCGATGAGCTTATTGGCGCGCAACGGCCAAGATTGTGGACAGCCCCACCTAGGCACCGAACTAAGCAAGATGGTTGTCACTCATGTGCTAATCCTAACTATCCAACCATCGGGTGCGGCGAATACGTTTCCCGAGACATGCTCGACTGGAGTCGAGGTATTGGGTATGAACTAGACGAGTGGCAAGAATGGTGTATAACCGAGGCTAACGGAGTTAAGCCGAACGGTAAGTGGGCCGCCATGGAGGCGTGTGTTATCTGCACACGCCAGAATGGCAAGGGCACCATCCTAGAAGTACGAGAGCTGGCAGGACTCTTCGTACTTAAAGAAGAGATGATTATCCACACGGCTCACGAATTCAAGACTTCCCGTGTGCATTTCGAGCGCGTACGGCGCACGATTGAAGGTAACGCCAGCCTTTCCCGCCGTGTCAAAGAGGTACGAACCTCTCACGGTGAAGAGGGTATCAAGCTAATACGTCGTCGTTCCCTAATCATGGGGTCTGACAAGAAGTATGTTTACCGTGACGTTGCTCCTGAACTGAAGTTCCTGGCGCGTTCTCGCTCAGCCGGCCGTGGTTTTACCTGTAACTGCCTGGTATACGACGAGGCAATGATTCTTACTGAAGAGCAAGTAGAAGCCTCTGTGCCTACGATGTCCTCGGTGCCTAACTCACAGATGTTCTACATGGGTTCTTCGGGTATGAAGGACTCCTACCAGCTAGCTAAAATTCACCGCCGTATTGAGCACGACGAGAAGTCTTTGTTTGGTGCAGACTGGAGTATTGACCCGCACCTTGCAACGTGCCCGCGAGATGAGCAGCGAGGCCGTAAGGCTAACCACTACATTGTGTGCAATAGGCATGACGACCGTGATGACCCACGGAACTGGGCCAAGGCTAACCCTGCTTTCGGTAAGCGACTTAGTTACGACTTCACGAACAACGTTGAATTCAAGGGCATGGCTCCTGTCGGCTTTGACCGAGAGCGACTAGGCGTCGGAGAGTGGCCTGTAGCCGAGTCACCCTGGCTCGTGATAAGCGAAGACTCCTGGCGTGAACGTACCTGCGCCGACCCCGGTGGAGCTACCAAGCCTATCGTGTTCGGCCTGGACGTAGAGCCGGACGGTAACGCCGCCACAATCACCGCAGCGTGGCTCATGAAGGACGGTCGCAAGGAAGTCACGGTTATCGAGATGCCCGCTGACTGCTACCGTCAGGGGACCGCCTGGGCTATCCCACGGCTCAAGGAGCTAATCAAGACTCACCGCCCTGCGGCTATAGCCATACCGTCCACCGGAGCCGCTGCGGACCTCAAGGACGAAGCCATCGCCAACGGCATCGAAGTCATGGTGGCAGGACCTACACACGAAGCTGCGGCGTTTGCTCACTTCCGGAACTCGGTAAAAGAAAAGCAGATAGTTCACCTAGGTGAAAATAGCCCGAATGGTTCTGCTATCTGGAAAGCTATGGGCAGTGCTGACACACGTACAACGGGTGACGGCGGTAAAGCGTGGTCGCGCACCAACAGTAACTGTGATATCTCCCCCGTAACTTCCGCAACTTTGGCTGCATGGGGCTTGCACCAGAAGCGCCGTAGCTACGACGTAATGAAGTCAATTGCGTAATGATTATCTGGTCTTTCATCCTCGGTGCCTTGAACGTACTGATTTTGGCATTCGCCTTGCGAGGCCATTCGTGTGTAGCAGGCTGTCTTAGTATTGCCGTTCAAGTCCCTTGGACGTACTACGATATAGTCACGCATCAGTACGGCTTCTTGCTAATCAGTGCAGGCAGTGTCGCTGTATGCTTGACGGCAATGAAGAAAGGGCACAAAAAGCATGTCGCAACTATGGATGGATTCTGACGCAAGCGTTAAAGGTCCAGCGGAGGGTAACGAGCATTGGTACCTTCAGCAGCGGACTCACGAAGCGGCACTTTGCTGTGAGCGTGTTGCGCAGTCTGAAGTCCTACTTGGTTATGATGATTCCGCGCAAATGTACCGAGAACTAGCTACCGAAATTCGAGAAGCCGGAGCGTGGTGGCTAAGTCAGCGTACTGATGTAGAGAGGTATCACGGCATGTTCGTGCCTGCACCGCTGAGAGGAGCAGTGGCTTAATGACGACTACAGTAGCCGAAATCCAGGACAAGGTGGTTCATGCTCGTCCTAAGCGAGTAGCCGCCACCGCAGCGCTCGGCACGCTGTCAGTAATTGGCTGGGTAGCAGGCGTAATATCCGTAAGTGTTCTCAAGGCCGTAACAGCCGTGGGCTGGGGTATTGGCCTGATAACTAGAGTTGGCCTTAACTGCTGGACTGCTTTGGCGTACGGTTTTTGTAAAGGTGCTGGAATAAAGAGCGTTAAGAAAGCTGATTTGCAAGCCCCGACAGGCCCTCCTCACGCAATTCCGCCTAACAGTTCTCCCGGAACCTTCCCAGGAACCTTTATTCAGTAGTAAAATGCCTGTACTCTGATATGCATGGGCTATCTAGAAAATCTCCGGAGCTTCCGGGACGAAGAGCAGCGCGTCATTGGTGGCGTGCCGTGGCGTCCTTGGGATAATCCGTACTGGCGTTTTGACGCCGGTGGCCCAGTGCACCCTACACGCCAGTTTTATGGTGTAGACGACGCTATGGGCCTGCCGGCCCTTTACTCTGCCATTAAGCTGCTGTCTGACAATGCTGCCAGCCTGCCCATTCGCGTGTACCAGAACTACCGGGACAATAACGGAGACTGGCGACACAGCCGATGGATGGGACCGACCCTGTTTGACCAGCCCTCGCAAGTAGGCACTCCGTTCGACTGGATTGCTACCTGTATGGTGTCGTTGCTGCTCCAGGGCAACGCGTGGGGCTTCATTACGAACAGGGATGACTACGAATATCCCACAGGCATTGAATGGATTCCGCCTGACGACATTTACGTAGAAGATGACGAACAGCAGCCCTGGAACCCTCTTCGCGCTCGTGTCTTCCTCTACGGCCGTCAGATTGACAATTGGCAGCACGAACTGTTCCATCTAAAGGCTGTTCCCATCGCAGGACGTATCGAGGGTATCTCTCCTTTGCGTGCATTCGCGGACACTATCCTCACAGGGAAGATGACGCAAAAGTATGGTACTGACTGGTTCATGGGCGGCGGTTTCCCTCCGGGCGTGTTCAAGAACTCTGAAATTGAGATTGACAAAGCCCAGGCTGATGAAGTTCGTGACCAGCTTGTTCGTACACAGCGTCGTCGTGAGCCTCTTGTAGTTGGCCGGGACTGGGACTACAAGCCCATTACCGTTCCGCCGAATGAAGCCCAGTTCATTGAGGCCATGCAGCTTTCCGCCACGCAAATAGCTGCTGTGTACAACGTGCCTGCGGCTCGTGTTGGAGGACTTCCGGCTGGCGGGCTGCATTACAGCAGCCAGTCTCAGGATGCATTGCAGATTATCGAGGCTTTGCGCCCGTGGCTTAAGCGAATGGAGTACGCATTCTTCAACTGCTTGCCCAAGAAGCGCTTCACTAAGTTCTACACTGACGCGTTGCTGGACACAGACCCGAAGACGCGTATGGAAATGTACGTTCAGGAGCGCCAGATTGGTGTCCGCACGGCTGACGAGATTCGTGAGCTAATGGACTTGCCGCCGCTTCCGAAGAAGATTGGCGAAGAGGCACTGCCCCTCGCCTTGATGCAGGAAATGGCAGCTCGCGCAGGTGTCATTCCGAAGTCAATCTTGAGTTCCGTAGAGTTCGAAATGGACATTGCGGCAACGCGCCTTGAGCAATATGCCAAGGAGCACCCGAACCTTATGCAGCCAAAACCACCTCAGGTGCAAGATGCAGGTTCGTACTATGCAAGCCTGGTAAGTGCCACTAACCGTGGTAGCACAGAGGCTGAAGTACAGCTACGACGTATATCAGAACGTGCTGTAATACTGGATAAGCACCCTGAATATGTAGGGCCTTGGATTCCCCAAGACCCGCTAGTAGCTTCCCGCCAACAGAGCAAAGTCAAGGACCTTGTTCTAGACCGTATTGGATAGCACGTAAAATGAGTATTGTCCAGCGGCCTTGTATAACCTACCATTATGATGAAGAGGGTCAGCAGAACCCTGTCTGGCAGCCTAAGGAAAGGGTCAGTTAAATGGCTGTTCTTGGTACCCAGGAAGAGAACAACCTTCCTGACTCCGCTTTCGCTTACATTGAGCCAGGGGGCCGCAAGGACTCCACTGGGAAGACCACACCTCGCGGCTACCGGCATTTTCCGGTTCACGATGCGGCTCACGCCCGTAACGCTCTGGCCCGTGCCCCGCAATCCGAGTATGGCAAGAAGGCCATGCCGAAGATTCTTGCGGCCTGCCGTAAGTTCGGTGTTACCGTTGACGGCCACCAGCGTTCGCTATTCGGTGACGATATCACTGACTACGCGGCATCTCCTGAGCGTCGTTTCGTTCAGTTCCCCCCGGAAATCCGTAGCTCTGCTGCCTTTGGTGACCCCAACGCGAAGCACATTTACGGTTATGCAAGCGTCTTCAACAAGATGTCTCGCAAGCTGGGCGGCTTCCACGAGCAGGTTCGCTCTACTGCTTTCGATGAGTCCAAGGCTAACGGCTGGCCGAACGTTGTCTGCCGCTACAACCACAAGGACGACCAGCTTCTGGGCACCACGCATGCGCGGACCCTTGAGCTGCACCTCGATGGACAGGGCCTCCTGTACGACGTTATCCCGCCGAACTCTCGGGCGGATGTTCTTGAGTATGTTCAGCGTGGAGACGTTCGCCACAGCTCCTTCGCATTCCGGGTTTACCCCGGTGGTGACGAGTGGGGCCTGAGCGAGTACAACTACCCGCTGCGTACTCTGCACTCCGTTGAACTGGTGGACGTTGCACCCGTTCTCGACCCGGCTTACCCGGACGCAACTGCTGGCTCTCGTTCCATGATGCAGGAGCGGGCAATGGCAGGTGCCCTTGAGTCCCTGGCGCAGTGGGTCCAGGCTGACACCGACGAAGTTCGTTCTTACCTAGACGAGGGTCGTGCGGTTGAGTTCTTCAAGCGCTCTGACCGTTCTTACGGCCCGAAGATTAGCAAGATGGACGGTGGCGAGAAGCGGTCCCAGAAGCCGCGTATGTCCGGTGCTCAGGCTATGCTTGCGGCCCTAGAGAACATGCGTGACCCGTGGGCAGGCGAAGACTTCTAAGGAAGTTTTAACTTCTGATAGGCTAGGTTACGGTAAAAACCGTAACCTAGCCTTTGGAGTTTAACATGGCAGATATTGGCCTCGGTATCCAGACCGTAACCCAGACCGCCACTATCACATCGTCTTCAATTGTGGACGTAGACATCCCTGCTAACACTATAGTTGTGTCGTCCGGTATTCAGATTACGTCTTCTGAACTGGGTAGTGGAAGCGCCTTCATGTCAGCAGATGGTCCGCACCCTACGGATGCCACGAAGTGGCGTTTTCAAGCTTCGGTAGCTAATCAAAGTGGCGGAAACAGTTACACAGTAGATATTCTTTGCTGGATGATTGTCGCTAACGCCGCTACTTGTTAGAGGATTTGCTCATGAGGCCCCTAGTATCCGTGATAACCCCGACGTGGCAACGGCATGACACGCTGCTGCATAAGTGTTTGCCTACAGTTCAAGCGCAACAGGTGCCTCATGAGCACATCATTATTTCAGACGGACCTGACCTAATGCTAAGTCAGTACAACTGGCCAGACAGCGTGCGCTACGTGGAACTAACACAGCATGATTCCGAGAAACATTGGGGACATCATGCTCGTCCTTACGGATTGAATATAGCTCGCGGAGATTTCATCGCTTACCTGGACGACGACGACCTCTGGGAGCCTAATCATCTTCAGGTACTAATATCTGCGCTACTAGAAGATGAAGAAGCACAATTTGCTTACACGCGAGCAGAAGTGCACATGACTAAAGGGACTGTACGTATAGGGGACGGACCTCCCGCGCACGGTCGTGTTCAGACATCTATGCTTATGCATCGCCGGGAACTTCTTGATACGGCCTCTTGGGGTCCTGCACATCCTGCCGAAGACTGGGAACTGGTGTTGTCGTGGCTTAAGGCGGGCGTTAAGTACGCGTCTGTTGACGCTCTTACAGTTCACTACCACCCTTCGGTCCCCGTTGACCCAGAAAAGAACGTACTTGTGACGTTCTCACCTCCGGAACTTTAGAAAAATACACCTAGTTTCACGATTAGGTATTGTCAATACGCCGTCCATCTGTATTATGGATAGTGACATGCCGTGGCCATACTCGCCATCTGGGTAGACGGAGCCGGTGCCAGTTAAAACCTAGAAAGGTTAAGCTAGTGGCATCTGAAGTCGCAAAGCGGCTCCGTGACCGGCGTATGAACGTCTGGAACGAGGCCAAGGGCATTGCAGAAAGCGCTGCTGAGGAGAACCGCT